CCCGATTCCAAGTATCTGATACTACTATCTGACCAACCATTTAAAGAAAGTTCTTTCAATAAACCCATGGGAATTTTGTCCCCTTTTTTGGTGAGAGTTTTTATAAAAAGATCTCCATCTCCCAAAAAATATGTATTTATGAGTTTACGAATACCTATTTCGTTTAAAATCTTTAGAAATTTTTCAATCATATAAATAAATATGATTCAGGAAATTAATTTAAGTTGTGGGGAGGATTTTGATAAGTGAAATGAAAAGTATCTACTAGATCTAAAACTATTCTTAATGATGTGTTTACAGATATTCTGTAAAGATTTTTTCAAATTTTCGGATTTAAAATCGATGTAATCATCCAAAAACAAAGTGATTTCCAAATTCATAAAACTTCTTTTACCTTCTTGAATACCTGAAGTTCTTAAATCTAAATCCACAATTGTTCTTCCGTTAAATATGGTTGAATCGATTGCATCCAACAATTTGTGTTTAATATCTCTTCTTAATGTATTGACAACTGAAGACCAAGATTCAAGATCCATAATTGGTTCAACCCATGCTTGAATGACCAAATAAACCGATTTCATTGATTTAAAATCTACTGTTCCGTAATTTATTTTGTAATCTTTAAATCCGCTTATCTTAATTGATTTTCCCTTCTTCATAGAATCCCTTCATGTTATAATTGTTTATTTTACAAAAATATATGAAAAAAAGGGGGTATTGTCAAAATTTAAAAAATACAGTAGTATTTATCATTACGAAATTAACAATCTATGATCATAGTTCCTGTAAATAAGAAAAACATAGAAGCTGCTTTGAAGACTTATAAATATAAAATTTATAAGACTCAAATTCATAAAAATCTTTGGGAAAATAAAGAATATAAAAAAGATTCCGAAATCAACAGAGAAAAAATGAATAAAGCGATCTATGTGAATCAGAAGTTTAATGATAATTAAACTAACTCATTCAAAAATCTTCTGAGTTCAAATAATGAACGGTGGGAATTGTTATATGATCCTAATTTATTCTTGAGTTCGTCCAATTTATTTTCTTCTATTGAATTTTTCTCAAAAACATCAAGGATTTCAGTTTTGGTTTCTGTGACCAAATTTACCAAATCGTTTTCCGAGATTTCTTTCATTTCTTTTAATAAAGAAAGTTCTTCTTCAGATAAATTCTCCAACAAAGGTTTAATCTTGGAGTTTGCAATATCTACTTGAATAGATAAAGGTAAATAAATTGTTTCAGTGATTTCTTGTTTTTGTTGAAGGTTTTCTATAATAGAAATTCTGTTTTTAACTTTCTTTTCAATATTTTTTGAAAACACTAATTCATCTATTTTGGTATAGTTATTTTCACCTTCAGACAAATAATTTTGAACCTCTTTAATTTGATAAATCTCTTTCAATCTATTGATTGATTCGTTTAAAAACATTTCGGCAAATTCTTTGTCGTATCCTTTTTTTGATGACAACTCGTAATAGATATTTGTAGCCTCTTTGAGATCATTATTTTTCAAAACTTCATTTTTGAATTGAGTCAATGACTTTTTGAAAGTATTGGTTTTATAACCTTCAACAAGTTGATTCTCAAATTTTGTAATATAACTTCCTAATGTTTTCATACTAAATAAATATTATGATTTCAATAACTCGTTCAATTTTTTATCAATTTCATTAATTGATTTCTTCGCCTTATTGAAGTTTAATTCTATTCTCCCTTGAATCATATCTTCTTCCAAGATTAAATTTTCATCTCTATCCCTTGATTCGGGTGTTACTTCACCACCAGCTTCAGGTGCGGGAGTTTCTGTAGTTTCAGTACCACCAGCTTCAGCGGCGGGTGTTTCCGTCCCTAAATCCCCAAAACTTGGTGGTGAAGTAATTTCTCCACCTCCAGATGTTGTTTCTTCGCCAGCACCAGCTTCACCCCCTTCTTTTGGTTTTCCATTACCATACAACTTATCAATATTATCAAATAATCCTGTTTTAGTAATGACATTCGGGGTTTCCTCAAGTTCTTTAGCAACCGCCTTTTCAATCCGTTGTTGTTGAATGTCAAGTTTGATTTCTTCATCACTAAATCCAAGAATGTGTTTCTTAGCCCATGACGCTGAGACCGCTTGAATTCCATTACCAGGATCCGTAACAGCATCTCTATAAAGTTGAATTTTAGATTGGAGTTGTTCGACCTTCAACATATCTTGTTGTGTAGATGGATTTGTTAGTCCAAGGGTAAAATTACTTAATTCGTCTTCAAATCCTAAAATATATAAATGAACAATTGCTATTTTATTTAACTCTTGAACCATCGCTTGTTGAATCCTATTGATGGTTCTTGCGAATCTAATATCCAAAAGAGCTAAGTTTTTTCCATCACCAACCACTTCTTCAAATCCCAAAAACGCTTTTGGTATTCTCAAAGCTGTCAATAATTTTTTCTGAATATATTCTATATCGGCAATTTCACTCAGGTTTTGAGCTCCTGGTAATGTATCAATCGGGTTTGGAGCATTCGGATCTCTTACGGGGATAAAGTAATCTTGATCAACCGCCATTTGGTTATATCTCAAATCCACATTTCCATTCTTGGGATCCACAATCTGATCTCTCTTAAATTTGTTGGCAACCCTTTGGACATACGCTTCAACATCCTTATCATCCATATTTCCAACGAAAACCTTGAAAACTCTCCTTTCAGGAGCTCTTGATGTTCTGTATATCAACATCGCATCCTCCGATAAAAGAAGTTGTTTCCAAACTCTTCTTGCCTTCTCCAACATGGATGTTCCATATGGTAATTTTGAGTCATCGCCGAGTAATCTAAAATGAGCAACTTCCCAAGTATTAAATTCAATATTTTTGTTTTTCCAAGTAAAAGTAAGATGTTTGTTTTCCACACCGGTGTTTTGTGCTACAGTATTAACAACCATACCCCTCTCAAATCTTTCAATTTCAATGTTTGGTAATTGTTGAACACCAACAACGCCTTGTTCAGGGTCAATTTTCAAATACACAAAATTATCTCCATATTTACAAGTATTTCTCGTCCACATAGGTAAATTTGTATTGATGTCCAACTTGTTATTAAACAAATCGGCTAAAATACTTTTGATTCTATTTGATTCTGAATAAATCTGAAGAATATATCCGTTTTCATTTGGGGTTGTTGATTCCTCAGCATAAATGTCCAAAGCCGCTGAAATCTCGGGAGTAAATTCCATTGATTCATAATCATAATATGATGCCAAACGGGTTGGTTCATAATAAACCGCTTGGGTATAAAGATTATTCTCTACTTTTGACCATTGGTTTGCCAAATACAAACTCTGTTGAGCTTGTAACTTCTCTTTCTCATATTCCCCTTTTGATTTTGTTCGTAATATTTCTTTTTTATCGAACCGATATTGGGGTACTTGTTGATTTAATGTTGAATCAGGACCGAAGACCCTTGAAAGTCTTTGCCAAATTGTATATTGTTGATTGGATTGTGCCATGCTATATAAAATAATAGATTTTTCTATAAATACAATATTATCTTCTCATCCCACCGAATAACCAAGAATATTTTTCTACATCTTTTTGAGAAATAGATTTACTGTCATTACTTGAACTTCCATAATAAGATGGAACACTCGGATTCATAAGATCTGTTTTATATTTTACACTCTCATTGAGTGTCCAAGAATCAATCATTGCTTTTGCTTGTTCGGTTACTTTTGTAAGTTTTGAGAAACTACTTTCTCCAACATACATCGCCATTGCACAAGACATGATCAAATCATCGTGTTGTCCCTTGATATGGTCTGGTCGTCCGTTGATATAAACAAATGTCAAAAGTTCGTTATAAAGTCTCGTGGATTTGATTTTGAATCCATGTCTGATCCATTCTTCAAAGGTTGCGATAATTTGAACTCTCTTATTATTGAAATTTATACCAGGTATTTTTTCTAAAGTTTTAGGGTCATACTTCCATACATCGGATTGAACTTGTCCATCAATATACATGTTTTTATAACCCAACTCCTGCATCTTTCTTGATGTTGAAACACCCATCCCTCCCGTAATGTCAATTACAACAAATGCATTATATCTTTGTGCCCATTTTAATGCGATTTCTGCAGCAATGTCGGGTGGGACTTTATCTAAAAATTCAACAACTTGCTCCCTTGTGTCAAAATCTATGATGTTGAATGTTGTAAAATCTTCAGAATCCCCACGAGAAACATCAATACCCATGATGTATTTGTGATCCATTACAGGTTCTTTCCAAATCCACAACGCCCCTCCCATCATTCTCTCTTTGGGTTCGGCTATGTCATTTTTCTTTATCTTTTCCATAGTTCCGGAATCAATAACATTATCTCCAGAACCAAGGAAATTACACTCCAATTCTTGGGATACTTTTCTTCGATCGTATTTCAATTTTTTAACCATAGTTTCAAACCACGAAGAACATGGTTTATAACCATCACTAATCTTTGAAACCACGAAATCTAAATCCAAATCCCAACCCGATTTGTCTAATCTTATAACATGTTCTTCTTCACTATAATCATCTTTGTT